CGCGATATGTTGTCGATGATCTTCTTGTCAAACCCGACAATCACGCCAAATCTCGCCTTTGTTTTTCGCGGTGCCATTATTCGACCACCTTGCAGTGACAATCTAGGTAGCGGTCGCGGCCTTCGATCGGCTGCACAAAGACAATCCCAAACGATTGGCCGTTGTAGAGGATGCGATGCTGTGGGGCGTATTCGTCGCGGTATCGAACTGTGAATACTGCGTTGATGCCCTCATTCACTTGCGACCCGCGGAAGACTTGCCCACCACTGACCGCGGCGTAATCTGCGGGCTCGCTCTGATAAACCGTTGTCCAAGTTGCGATCGGTTGCCCGGCATCATCGACGCTATCGACATGCTTTTGTAGCACTACGCGGTATCGCATATTGGCGACACTGAAACGACGTGGGCGGCCGCTCATGGGTAGCTACTCCGCATGTATTGCCGGGCCAAATCGTCGTAATGCCTTAAATCGTAAAGCCCATCGTTGTCACCTGGATTTTTGTCGAAGTAGTACACGACCAACGAAAGCATCGCGGCCTTTGCCATTGCCGGCACTTCCAGCGGGTCGCTTGTGCCTGCCGTGAAGCTGACCGTCACCGCGTCGTAGCGTGCGGAGGTGTCTGGCCATTCTTGCTCGTATGCCAAACGGATTACGTTGTCATAATCATCGAACACATAGAGCGATGCTGATGCCGTTTGTGCGGCGTTGTTTGCATCGAAATAACTGATCGACGACACGGCGCTAACGCCAAGCGGCAGCAACTCCAGCGGATCCGCAAACGCATCGAACACTTGCCGAAACGTTCCTGCGGTGGTTGCCCGCTGCGTATCGTGTTCCCATTTCTCACGGGCCGCCTGAATCAACAGCGTCAACCGCTCATCGTGTGTGCCGTCGCCGGTGCCGATGTTCAATGCCTGCTTGGCCTGCAACAGGCTCACCGGCTCGCTTGTCGGCTGCGTTAGTCGCTTCCATTTCGGGATTGTCAATTCCATTCTGTACGATCTCGCAAAATCCGCGGCGGGTCAGTAAGTCGGCTTGTCCCCAGGTCACTAAGTGGCGTTGATCTTTCCTAATCAAAAACCAATCCCGAAGAAAAACGACCGTCACGTAATCAGGTGGCGCTGTAACCATTGGCCGATCGCCATTCCTTCGGGTAGAGGTGTTGTACCTGCATTTTGTCGTCAAAAACTGTGATCATTTCTTCCATGTGGCCGATGCTGCATCCCGGATCCATGTAAAGCGAATTACCTGCCTCGCCCCATGCTTTCCAAAACGATATGTCGGCGTCGATCTTGTCGTTATGCGTCCACGTTCCATCCGGCCCAGGTCGATCTGCAAACCACGGCAGAGGCACCGTAGCAAGCTTCCGCATGTCCAAAACCGTCAGCCCAAAATGTGCCGTCGATACTCTGAACGGCTCGCCTGTGATCGTCAGTGTCGATTCTCCGCAACTCGCCAACGGGTAGTGACAACCTCGCTTGCATTGCAGGGCCGCCAATGCGTCAATTCCACAATCTGGCCGCACAATCACGCCAAGCAGCCTTTCGATGTGCTTGTGCGTGAACATGCTGTCGCCGTCGATTGTGATTGCGTAGTCGATGCCGTGCTTCAGGGCGTCGTGCAGCATGTTCTGCATACACTGGCCGTAAAAAACGCCGCCGCTTACCTGCATCGGGATCCCAAGCGTTCGCAATGCGATCTCGATGTGATTTCGTGTCATGCTGTTTTCATAACGGGCCGCCGTCATGAAGGCATGAACTTTTACTTTTGTTTCCATTCCCATTTGCTCCGGGTGTTGGTGTTGATTAACTCAAGACGGCACTGCCGCCCACGTCGGCGACTGCACTTGGCCTGATTTCCTTGTCTTCCAGTGCGACGCCGCCGTAGCTGACGGTGTCGTTCGTGGTCGTGCCGGGAGTGACTTTGAGTTGCACATATCGTTTCACCTTTCCATCGAGTTTGATATGCGAGACGCTAATCACGCCAGCGGTGCCACGGCTAACACTGCGATTCAATGCAGCGTCGAAGGTTACGAATGCCGTGGCCGCGTCGGTGTCGCTGTGGGCGAATTGCAAGGTCGGCCCGGCTGCGTTCGTGTTGAGGTTCGCTGAGAAGCTCAACGACACACAAAGATTCTTCGCCCCTAGCGTGTCGATCGACTTTGCCGCGGTCGTAGTTGCCGCGGCTGCTGGTGCGAAAACAAGTTCCTGATAAATCGGCTGAAGGCTTTTCATATTGTTTTTCCTGTCGGTGTTTTGTTTGTGTCAAAGGGGCCGGCCAGCATTTGCCAACCGGCCCCAACCCTACCCGGAGCAAGGGAAGGATTATTGAAGCTCAATGGCGACCATCGGGCCGGCTTCGGTTGCCGTCCCCCGTTCGTGAACGTTGATGTCGAACCGTTCGGTGCCCTTGAGCCCGATGGCGTCTTGCTTCCAATAGACAGAGCTATCGGAACTGATCGTCACCCCTCGACGATTGCCAAAGGTTGCTGCCATCGACAAGTCACCGAAGTAGGCGACGATCGTATCGGCAAGCGATCCCGAAGAGTTCGGAAGCACTTGAGCAAATCGAACCGGGTAGCCCAAGAATGACAACTGCGGCGACCCCGCGATATTGTCAACCATGTTGCCGCCTGCGGCGAATTGCAATCGAGCCATCGAAAGATGGTACGCCGCACTTGACACGTACCACGCCGGCGAGATGCCGGGGAATTGCGGAAGCTTTGCCACTGCCGCCTCAAAGTCCGCAATCACCATTGCGGCGAACGTGGTGGAGCTTGCGGTCTTGGCAATCGAGCCCGCAGCAAGTGCAGACTTAAGCCCAACCATCCCGCCATACGTCGAGGTGCCGTCGCCATTGAATCCGCACTGATCTTCCTTTTCGGCAAAGCTCAGAGCAAATTCCGTCGACACCAAATCAGCCAGCGCAACAATTGCGTCCTCATCAAGTTCGCTTGAAACTTGCGTCAAAACGCCAAGCTTTTTTGCCTCAAGTTTGATCTGGTCAAACTTCATATCGGACGCGGTGATCTCGTCGTTTTCGCCAACGAAGTACGAGGTGAACCCGCCGGCACGCCGCGGAATCAGCACGCTGGACGATCCCATCGGGTAGACCCGAGCATACTGGCGGAAAACGCCACGCTCTTCGACAAGCCGAATGATCGACGCCTCAAGCGGTTCTGGCACGACGTAGCCGCCCTTGGTGTTGTCGCCAACCGAATGCGCGTTGACGATCAAGCCTTTGTCGCGACAGTAGTCCATCGACGGACCGTGCCCGTAGATCGCGGCCGCACAAAATAGGCCGGCGTCGACCGCGTCTTGATGAGTCTCGAAATTCTTCGCCTTGCCGCGGTACTTCTTGACGTTGACCACGGTCGCCGGAGGATCCCCAAGCCGCGGAGTCGGTGCGGACGCCTGTGCCCGAGTGATCTCCATGCGGGTGGCGACATGCTGCCATTGCTTGAGCTGTGCGTCGACCGCCCCAAGCTCTCCGAGGTCGCCTTCGCTCTTGCCCTGAATGGCAACAAGCCGTGCCGATTCGTCGCCGGTAAGATCGCGGTCGGCGTCTTTGGCAACCGCTAAGATTGCTTCGGCTTCGGCGTATAGTTCATTCCGCTTGGCTTGCAGCCCTTCGATTCGTGCTTTTAATTCCATGATCAGCCTTTTGATTGGCGGCCGATCATGTCCTAAAAAGCCAAACGGCCTGGATTTAATCGGCCGCGGTTTGGTGTTTGTCCAAATCGCCGCCAATCGAATCCGGCCGCTAACGAGTTGCCAGAATGCGATAGAGTCGTCGTGTGCTATTACGGTAGCAAATTGCTACCGCTTGTCAACTGTTTTTCCTGAGCCTCAACTTTGCCGATTCGCGTGCGAACGGGTACGGCGTCCGGTCGCCTGCCTTTTGGGCTCGTGCAATTGCTGCCGGGATGTTGCGATACTTTGCCGCCACGGGCTCTACCGCCTGCCCGTCAATTGCATCGATCAGCCCGGCATCTAGTGCCTGCTGTGCTGTGTACCACGTTTCGGCGTCTAGTATCGCCTTGATTTCTTCGCGGTCCTTTCGCTTGTCGCGTTTGGCGAATGCGTCCTCGTAGATTGACACTAGGCGTTCCTCGCTCGTCTCTAGCATGTCTGCGATCTTGCGAAGCTCTTTGGCGTTGCCCGACGCGAACATCATCCACGGGGAATGCAGCATAGCCGCCGCACCCCTTGCCATCGTCAACGATTCGCCCGCAAGCATAATCACGGAAGCAATCGAATAGGCCGAAGAGTCAACGACAACGTCAACGCCGCCGGGGTGTCGCCGCAGCATTTCGTAAATGGCAATTCCTTCATCGACCCCACCGCCCCCGCTGTTGATGCGAACGGTAGCCCTGCCGGGAATCGCGTTTAACGCTTCCTGCACAGCCCCAGCGTCGATCATCCCGAACCATTCAGGGCCAATGTAATCGTAAAGAAAAATCTCTTTCGTTGACGTGTTGTAAGAAAACATCAGCAGCCCTCCAAGCTTGGCAATAGATCGTTGCGGACAAAAAGAGAGTTCACGCGGCTTTTTGCGATGAGCGTGTAGCCGTACCAGCGAATGCGTTTTTCAATTTCTTTTGCTGGCGCCTGAATCGAAAATCCATCGACAAGCAGACCAAGGCACCACCGCGGCGGTAGCCCTTCGGGTTCACACCTGCCGTACCGCGGCCCGAATTCGTCGTAGTGTTCAATCATCATGACTTGAGGCTTACCGCATTTCAGTACTTCCTCAGCAATCGGCCAATCTTGCCCGTCGACGTCGACAACAACAAATGATTTGTCAAGCTTTGCGCCAAAAACTAGGTCATAGCCCTGCAAAAGCTTAACATCAAATGCCCCCATGATAATGGCGTTCTTTTTGGTCATTTTTAAGGCGTTTTGGCGTAGTTCGTCGGCCTCAAAAAGCATTGTCTTAACGCCTTTTTCAAGCAAAAAGCCAAGCGTAAGTGGTAACGATTGACCGTCGCCAGCCCCAATTTCAACCGCTAAATCAGGGTCAAAACGCTCCGAAAGTGCCTCAAGGATGCCCGTTTCGCCGAATTGCCAGCCGTCTGCATGGTCGTTTAGCCAGTTAAAGCGTAATTCGGTTGCCACCATTGGCGATTGTGTGCCGGTCATTTGCTATTTTGCTCCGAAATAGCGTTCAGGATTTGGTCAACACGGGAATCCCAGCCCGCAACCGTTTCGCCAACGATGGCAACGAGTTCGGTTTCGTCTTTGGCATTACCGGCAGCGTCAAGCAGTGCCGCTTTACTGGCCTCAGTGTACTCGGTTGCAATCGTCTCCGCTGCGATCTCGCTTCGATCGTCTAGCAGCGGCCGAATAGCGTCCGAAATTGTCGAGGTAAATCGAGCATAGAAGCCATCGACCCAATCGACAAAGTTTTTCGATTTGCATCCTTTGATGACTCGATTCTTTTCTACCGATTGCACCCGCGAAATGACTACACGCATTGCCCGCGCCCCGGTGTCGCTTTCGTCTAGGTCGTCTTCGGGGTCGTCGTCTTCGTCCATCTCATCGCCGGCGCCCGGAGTGATAGCCGGATTAGCGTAGACGTCGCCGCCCTCGTATGGGTTCAGGTCAAGTAGTTCGCGGGCCTCATTCGGTGAATAGATACGGGCGTTGATCCCCGTCGACAAACTGTTGATCGTCGTTGAATAGTCAGTCCGAAGTAGTGCCCGGTCATGGAATTTGAAATAGAGCACGTCCGCCGCTTGTTCGCGTTCGGTCAACAGCTTGCGGTCAAGTTCCTCCTCCCAGGTCTTGAGCCACTTTGCCAAGCAGTTCGATAGATATGCTAGCGTACGTTGTTCGATTCCGTTATACGATGTCGAATCATCGCCAAGTATCGTTTCGATACTAAACCACAGTGCCACATCTTCGCGGCTAAATTGTCGGCTGTCGTTGATTTCAGCGTCTCGGCTGTTCATCGACACAACGTTAGCTTTGATGCCTTCGCGCAGTAGCCCAATGTTGCCGTTCTGG